CCTGCCCACCGTGGGCAATGCCGCTGGCGGTTTCATGGACGGCATTGACGGCTGGATCGAGGGCATCGGCACCCTGCGGGAGAGCGTGCAGCAGCTGACGATCAGCGGCATCGGCAACCTGGAGAACGCCCTGGTGGAGCTGGTGACAACCGGAAAGACTTCATTCCGCCAGCTCGCCGTCAGCATCCTGCAGGACACGGCGCGGATGATCATCCAGCAGCTGGTGCTCGCCAACGTGCTGCGCATGGTGCAGAACCTGTTCGGTGGGTTCGGTGGCGGCGGCGGGCTGTTCGGTGGCCTGTTCGCCGACGGGGGCGTGTTCCCCAGCGGGCTGAGCTTCAACCCTGGCGCCTTCGCCCCTGGTGTGGTGCTGAACGCCAACGGCAACGCCTTCGGCAAGGGCGGGATCCAGCCCTTCGCCCAGGGCGGTGTGGTGACACAGCCGACGCTGTTCCAGTTCGCCGGCGGCGGCGCCATGCGCAACGGGCTGATGGGCGAGGCCGGGCCGGAGGCGATCATGCCGCTGCGGAGAGGCAGGGACGGCAAGCTGGGCGTGATGGCCGGCGGCGGCGGCACCAGCGTGGTGGTGAACGTGGACGCCAGCGGCACCAGGGCCCAGGGCGACAGCAGCCGGGCCAACATGGTGGGCCGTGAGCTGGGTGCCTTTGTCGAGCAGAAGATCCTCGAGATGAAGCGACCCGGCGGCCTGCTGGCGGCAACCTGATGAACACGTTTCCGACTGCCTACGTGCCGGAACCGGGCCTGGCGCGCCGGGCTGACCCCCGGTGGCTAAAGGCGCAGTTCAACGACGAGATTCGTCAGCAACGCACCGACGGCGCCCAGCTGAACCAGATCGGGCGAGAGTTTCAGCCGCGATGGGTGGGCCTGACGCGCGCCCAGGCAAACGAAATCGACACGTTCCTGGCGGAGCAGATCCGACTCAATGCGCCATTCCTGTGGACGCCGCCAGACTTCCCCCAGCGTGCGTTCCGCTGCAGCACCTATACCAAGACCTACGACAGCTGCCGGCGCGCCACCGTGTCGGCCACGTTCCGCGAGGCTGAGAACTGATGGAGACCTTCCCCGCAATCATCCCAGACCACCCGGCAAGCAAGGAGGTCAAGGTCAGGGAGGAGAAGGTGGGCCAGGGCGATGGGCGCGAGTATGTGGCGCGCTTCGGCCTGAATCCTGTCGATACCACCTGGAGGCTGACCTGGACCCGGTTGAGCGCCAGCGAGCGCAACACGATCGAGACCTTTCTGGAGGCCAGGGCGGCCGATGGGCAGCCATTCGAGTGGACGCCACCAGACGAAGTGGCGGCGCAGCAGTTCAGGGTGGAGCAGTGGGCCCCGGCGCGGCGGACGCCGACCGGCTGGAGCCTAGAGCTGGCTTTCCTGCGAGTGTTCGAGACCGGCGAAGGGATCGGCGCGCCGGAGCCCACCACCTGCCTGGTGGATGCGGACATTCCTTCGGACTACTTTGTTACCCCGCCAGAAACAGACGGCGACTACATCTATGTGGAAGCTGGCGGCGATGCCATGTTTAGCGATGCGGGCGTGCTTACATCAACATCAGACCCGCAGATCACAGGACTTCTGGGTTACATTGGATGGTCTAAGGCCAACCTGAATAGCGGTGCATTGCTGTATAAATCAAGGCTATCCGAGGCCGGCTGGAGCATGTACCGGGACCGCGACAACCTCTACCGCGGAGGATGGCAGAACAGCTACAGATGGGGGCATTGTCTGTACTTCAACGCCTTCGATGGAGACCTAGTTAATCTGCACTCGATCACAAAGCACAGGCTCTATCGCGTCAGGATCAACCCGGCCACCGGCGAGATCCTGGCTGCCAACGCGTGGGACCGAAACCTGGGGGCTACTGAAAACCCGGCGATCACCACGTCGTACAGCAACAAGCCCACGATCAACGCCATAACGCACGACGATCTGGCGGGCGACACTTACATAGCTTCAGGCCTGCCGCGGATCCAGCCGGGCGTGGCGGGAACGGTCTCGTTTGGCTATTCGTTCCTGCTGAAACTGAACCTGTCAGGCACCCAATCGTGGTGCCTCAGGCCGCTGGGAACGGTGTCTGCTTCGCTAATCCTGATCGAATCAACCACAATCCTGGTGATCTTTGGCAGGCAGCGCATCGTAAGGATCCGCAAGTCTGACGGCGTGGTGGTGGGCGGCCCGTGGGTGTTCAGCGTCACAGGTTCGGGCACAGCTACTATCAACAGCGTGGCGAAAGATGCCAGCGGCAACTACTACTTTAGCAACGAGCTAGGGAACAAGACCACCGGCCACCACGTAATCAAAACAGACCCCGATCTAAACGTGATCTGGAGCAAGTACCTTAAGCTTACTGCTGACCTGACCACACGTTACTGGCAGTCCGGCGCGTGGAAAACGATTGCCTGGGATAGCGTGCGCAGCCGTCTGGTCTTGACGGGAACGGGCCAGCTGAGCGAGTTCAGCGACACATGGGAGCCCATGGCAATGGCTTTCGACACCGACGGCAACCCGATCAAAAGCTGGCGGCTGCAGATGAACACAGGCATGTCGGCAAACTTCCTGCTTTCACCGTCGCGGCTCTACGCCGATTCCATCCAGCTATACGGCTTCCAGTCGCAGCGCTTGACGATGCCGCCAAGCCTGGCGCGCACGGGAACCGCTCGGATCAACGGCATCGGCTCAACGGTCAGCTTCGGCGAGGTGGGCCTAGGCAGCGTCTCGAATGGCCCAGTCACCACAAGGGCCGCCGGGTCGGCGCTTTCGATCATCGCCGACCCCGGCTCTGCTTTCGTGCCCGTCTCAACGTCAATCAGTAGAACAACCCCTGACCCAAACAACCCAGCCACTGCGGTAGGGACCCGCCTTGTGTTCTGAGCCATGAGCACCATCAACGACGCCACCAGAGCCGAGCTGGCCAGCCTGGAGCCCACCAGCATCATCGAGCTGTTCGAGCTCAAGACCGAGACGCAGCTACATGGCGTCTGCGAAATCTACCGATTCCATGCCGGCGTCAACGCCAAGCAGATCAGCGGCCCCGTCTACTGGCGGAACAGGCCTTACACACCATGGCCGGTGGAGGCCGAGGGCTTCGAGTACGACGGCAAAGGCGCTTTGCCACGCCCTAAGGTGCGGATTGCCAACCTGCCGATCGAGGGCAGCGAGGTGGGCAGCATCTCCGCCATCCTGCTGGAGATCAACGCCAGTTTCCCGGGCAGTGATCTGGCCGGCGCGCGTGTGACCAGGATCAGGACCCTGGCGCGATTCCTGGACCCCCAGAACTTCCCCGGCAACGTCAACCCATGGGGCCCTGGCGACCCCAGCTGCGAACTGCCGCGAGAGGTCTACTTTATCGACCGGAAATCAGCCGAAACCCGCGAGCTGGTGGAGTTCGAGCTATGCGCGGTGTTCGATCTGGCCGGCGTCAGAGCGCCTAAGCGGCAGTGCATCCGCAACGCTTGCCAGTGGCGCTACCGATCGACCGAGTGCGGCTACGGCGGCACCAGCTATTGGGACGAGGCCGATCAGCCGGTTGGCACGCTGGAGCAGGACCAATGCGGCAAGCGACTGAGCAGCTGCAAGCTCCGATTCGGCGAGCTGGGCGATCTGCCATTCGGCAGCTTCCCGGGCGTCGGGCAGGTGTTCGGTGTTTGAGCTGACCCCCGAGCTGCTGGCCCAGGCCCTGGGGCACGGGCTGGAGGAGCTGCCGCGCGAATCCTGCGGCCTGGTGGCCGGTGGCACCTACCACCGCTGCCGGAACCTATCGGCCGACCCCGACTGTTTCATCATCGACCCCAGCGACTACCGAGCCGCCGCGGCCCTGGGCCCCATCACCCTGGTGGTTCACAGCCACCCCCGCACCGGCCCCGAGCCCAGCCCCCAGGACCGGGCGGCGTGCGACGTGTCGGGCCTGCCCTGGCTGATCGTGCAGCCCCAGCAGGGCCGACACGTGCTGCTCGAGCCGCGGCGGGAGCCCCTGCCCTTGCTGGGGCGGCCCTGGGTCTGGGGGGCGACCGACTGCTGGGCCCTGGTGCGCGACTGGTTCAGGCAGGAGCGGGGGATCACCCTGCCCGACTATCCCAGGCCGCCGACGCCGGAGGAGTTCCACGCGCGGCCGTTGTTCGATGAGCTCTGGCCATCCTTCGGATTCCGTGCGGTGGAGCACGGCGAGCGACCGGAGCCTGGGGATGTGGTGCTGATGTCGATCGCAGGCCCTGGTCTCAACCACGTGGGCGTGCTGCTCGAGGGTGGGCAGATCCTGCACCACTTGCGGGGCAGGCTGAGCGCCAGGGAGCTGTACGGCGGATGGCTGCAGAAATGCACGGGTAGACTGGTGCGTTACGTGGGCCCAGCTGATGAGGACCATCCGGCTGTACGGGCGGCTGGCTGAGTTCATCGGCCAGGACACATTCCGCGCGGCGGTGGAAACCACCGCGGAAGCCGTGCGCTTCCTGATCGCCAACTTCCCGGCGCTCGAGGCCCACATGAGCGAGCAGCGTTACCACGTCACCGCCGGCGGGTTTGAGATCGGCGAGGAGTCGCTGCACCACCCGGTGGGCACCGGCGAGGAGATCACCATCACGCCGGTGGTGGCCGGCGCCGGTGCCGTCGGCAGGATCATCCTGGGCGCCGTGCTGGTGGTGGCGTCGTTCTTCATCCCCGGCGCGGCCCTGTTCGGCGTGGCCCTGGCGCCGATCGCCTTCGGCATTGGCGTGTCGCTGATCCTGGGCGGCGTGGCCCAGCTGCTGACGCCCACGCCCAGCCTGGACCCGAGCAACAAGGATCCCAAGAACGTCAGTTACTCATTCTCTGGCATCCAGAACGTAAGCCGGGAGGGCGTGCCGGTGCCGGTGGGCTATGGCGAGACGATCGTGGGCAGTATCACGATCGCGGCAGGCCTTGACGTGAGCCAGCTGTGATCGAGGACTTCAGCCCGCTGCTCTCAGGCGCCGGCGGCGGCAGCAGCGACAGCAACCAGCCCAAGATCAAGAAAGACACCCTAGGGAACAACACATGGGTGCAGCTGCTCGATCTCTGGAGCGAGGGCGAGATCGAGGGATTCGCCACCGCCGCCCAGTCGGGCTATGCGCGCGGATCGGTCGAGTACAACCGCGCGGCGCTCAAGGATCTATTCCTGGACAAAACCCCGATCCTGCAGGCCACCGCAGACGTGGCGAGCGAGCCGCCGGCGACGGCGTTCAACTTCCAAAACATCACCACCGAATACCGCTGGGGCACGCAGAACCAGGAGCCCATCCGCGCGTTCCCCCAGGTGGAAACCGAGATCGCGGTGGGCGTGCTGGTGACGGTGCCCGGGCCGGTGACGCGGCGCGTGACCGATTCCGACGTGGACGCCGTGCGCGTGACGCTGAGCTGGCAGGCCCTGCAGTTCCAGCAGGAGGACGGCGACATTGTGGGCGATACAGTGCGCTGGCAGATCCAGCTGAGCAACAACGGCGGCCCCTTTGTCGTGGCCTACGAGGGCGCAATCGAGAACCAGCGATCTGCCGACCCGTTCCAAGTGGATCAGATCGTGAACCTGACCGGGCCCTTCCCGGTAGACGTGCGCGTGGTGAGAATCACGGCCGACAGCACCAACGCCCTGCGGCAGAACGCGTTCAGCTGGAGCAGTTACACCCTTATCAAGTACGCGCGGATGCGCTACCCAAACAGCGCCTACGCCTACCTGCGATTCAGCGCCAAGGACTTCAGCTCGATTCCGCTGCGGAGCTACCGGCTGCGGCTGCTCAAAATCAAGATCCCCAGCAACGGCACCGTGGAGCAATCCACCGGCCGAGTAACCTACAGCGGCGTGTGGGACGGCACCTTCAGCGCGGCGCAATGGTGTTCCGATCCGGCCTGGGTCCTATGGGATCTGCTCACCAGCGACCGCTACGGGTTCGGGAAGCACATCCGCGACGAGAACGTGGACAAGTGGAGTTTCTACGCCGCGTCCCAATACTGCAGCGAGCTGGTGCCGGACGGCAACGGCGGCATGGAACCGCGGTTCAGCTGCAACGTCCTGATCCAGAATCTGACCGACGCCTACAAGCTGATCAACGATCTGGCCAGCGTCATGCGCTGCATGCCCTACTGGTCAGCCGGTGGAATCATGCTGAGCCAGGATCGGCCGGCTGACCCCGCCTACCTGTTCAGCCAGGACAACATAGACGGCAGCTTCAGCTACAGCGGCAGCAGCCTGACGCAGCGCCATTCCGTTGCCTCAGTCGCCTGGCTAAACCTTGATGAGCAAGAGGTGGCCTACGAGGTGGTGATGGACGATGAGGCGGTGTTTCGCTTCGGAGTGATCACCGCCGAGGTGGTGGGTTTCGCATGCACCAGCCGCGGCCAGGCCGCCCGCCTGGGCCGAATGATCCTCACCATCGAGCAGAACGAAACCGAGGTGGTGACGTTCCGCACGGCGCTGGATTCCGGCGTGCAGGTGCGCCCGGGCATGGTGGTGAGCATCGCCGACCCGATGCGAACTGGCGCGCGCCAGGGCGGCCGGATCCAAGGCGGCACCACCAGCGAGGTAGTTCTGGACGTGCCGGTGTCAAGCCTGCCGCCGGCCACGACGCCCCAGATCGCCGTGCTGCTCACCACCGGCCTGGTGGAGACGCGCGAGGTGGCCAGCTCCAGCGGCTCAACTGTGACCCTGGCCAGCCCCCTGTCGGCTGCGCCGCTGGTGAACGGCCCTTACATCTACAGCGAGACTCAGAGCCTCTGGCGGGTGCTGGGCGTCAAGGAGGACGACCGGACGGCCTACCAGATCGTGGCGATGACCTACAACCCCACGAAATACGACTTTGTGGAGCGGGACCTGCCCCTGGGTTCCACCACGTTCCCGCCGGTGGAGTTCACCCCGCCACCACCGGCAGAAAGCGGCGGCGACGACGGCCTGACCGGCCCTGCCGACGACGGCCTGACGGAGATCATCGAGGAGATCGCCCCCGTCACCAACGGCAAGCGGCTGGGCTGGGGCAAGGGCAAGCGCAACCAGTAGACCCCTAGCCTGGGGATCCCGCGACCAGGCAGCACCGTGGCCAGGCAGTACACACGACTGGCAGACATCCAGTATGTTCCCGCAACAGTCGGGGCGATCTACACCAACCCGGCGAGCACGAAAACCTACATCACGGGATTCGTAATCTTCAACGGCAACAGCACCGCCGAGCTGGTGAAGCTCTACAACGTGCCCAACAGCGGCGCCAGCGCCGGCACCGCCGGCGCGGCCAACCAGTTCTACGAAAAGAGCGTGGCAAGCAAGGCCACCGAAATCATCAACCTGCCCTATCCCATCACCCTGCTGGACCTGAACGACACGATTCAGGCCGACACCGACACGGCCAGTTTCGTGACGATCCAGCTGCTGGGCGACATTGACGCCTGAGCCTGAGCCATGTCACTGGGTAGACTGATGGAACCAGAAACCGACCGGCCAAGGCCCGTGGCGAGCGAGATCACCCACGTGGACCTTTACCTGCAGATCGGCGAAATGAAAGGCCAGCTGTCGGCCCTGACGGTGCTCGTCAGCCAGAAGCGGGAGGACCTGAATAACGCCTTTGCGCGGATCCAGGCTCTGGAGCAGGACACGCCCGCCGCCAAGACCGTTGACGACCTGGGCGTGAGAGTGCGCGCGCTCGAAACCGCCATGGCCCGATGGGCTGGCATCGCCCTGGCGTCCAGCGTCGCCATGCCAATCCTGATTCAAATCCTGCTGCACATCGCCGAGCCGGTGCTGCACCTGCGCCAGTCGAAGCCAACCGCCACCACCATCACCAGGCCATGGACATGAAGCCGGCTCACCTGACGGTCAGGACGTGGCACGGACTGACGCCCCTGGCCCTGGTGGCTGTTCTGGGCCTGGGCGGCTATGCCATCCTGCGCACCGGCCTGATGGTCGGCTGCCACGTCAGCCAGACGTGGGCGACGTGCGAGCCCGAGCGGAGATCATGGCAGGGCGAAATGGGCCTGGTGGCCGCCGGCTTCTGGCTGCTCTACACCAAGGCACCAGGCACCAGCGAGGCCCCCGCCCCCCAGCAGCTGACGGTGGCGGTGCCGCCCTGGCGCCGGCCGGAGGAGCCCAGCACCGAGGCCATGCTGCGCGACGCTTTCGCCCAGGCGATCGAGGACGGCGTGGTGTCGCGCGTGGGCCCGCCCAAGCCATCACAGGAGGTGGTGAGCCCCGACGCCCCGCCGGAGGAGCCGGCCAAGCCCAGGGCGCGGAAGCTGAGCACAGCGCAGCGGATGGAGCGCGCCTACAGCAGCCGGCAGCGGCAGGGGGGATCGTGAGCTGGTGGGTTGATCAGCTGATGCGGCCCCTGGCCGAATCCTTCGCCCGCCAGGCCGCGTCCGAACTGCTCGAGCAGCTGGGCAGCGCGGAGGCGGCGATGGCCGACCGTCTGGCGGCCCTGGGCGACGAAGCCGCCGACCGGCTGCTGGCGCGGCTCGAGCGGCCGCTGGATCGTGTCGAGGCCCTGGCGGAGAAGCTGGCCAAGATCAGCGACCTGCCGGAAGGAATCAGCGGACTCTGGCGCCGGCCATGACGGGCGGAGCCCTGCAGCTGGCGGCGTGCGTCGGCAGAGCCGGGCCCTGGCTCCAGCTGCTCACCGTCTACAGCGCCGCGGCCATCAGCCGGGTGCCGGTGCTCACCGATGCCCTGCTGCTGGTCTGCGGCACCATCGCCTGGCTGGCTTTCTCGGAAGCGTTCCTGAAGCCTGCCGCCATCAGCCTGGCCTATGGCCTGGGCCCGCGCGCCATCGCCGAGGGCCTGGCGGCGCTGGATCAGCTGCTGCCGGAGCTGCTGGAGGACGGCGTGCCGCCTGACCAGGTGGAGGCCGAGGTGCGGCGCCGGCTGTCGGCCGCCACCGGCGCCGAGTGGACACCACGCCGGCTGCAGGCTCTGCGGCAGCTGTTCGATCCCATCGAGCTGATCAAACACCAGCCCCAACGATGAAACGCATCCCCGCGCGCAACTACGTTGCCAGCTACAACCCCAACAAGGCCCACCACCGGGCCTGGCTGCAGGCCGTGCTGGATCGGCTGGAGGAGCTGGACCCCGACGCCCTGCAAGACGGCAGCGAGCTGAGGGCCCTGTGGCTCGCAGCGGTGGAAACCAAGGCACCAGGCGGATGGGAGCAGCTGGCGATCGAGACCGTGCAGCGATTCGAGGGCTGCCGGCTCAAGGCCTATCGATGCTCGAGCGGCCGATGGACCATCGGCTGGGGCTCCACCGTGATGCCGAGCGGCCAGCCGGTGCGCAGCGGCAATCAGATCACCAAAGCCCAAGCCGATGAGCTGCTGAACCGCCAGATTCGCCAGCAGTTCGGCCCGGCGGTGGCGCGGCTGGTCAAGCACTGGGAGAGCCTGCCGGACGGCGCCAGGGCCGCCCTGGTCAGCTTCGCTTTTAACTGCGGCGTGGGCGCCCTGGAGGACTCCACCCTGCGGCGGCGCCTGAACGCCGGCGAGCCGCCCAACGTGGTGGCGCGGGAGGAGCTGCCGCGGTGGAACAAGGACGCCGACGGCGTGAACGAGGGCCTGGTGCTGCGGCGCGCCGAGGAGGTGGCCCTATTCACCGGCGAGCCGGTGCGACGCGTGCAGCTCCAGCAGCCGGGGCAAAGCGGCATGGTGGGCCCCAGCAAACACCCCCGGCTGTTCGGTTTCAAGCCCGGCGACTTCCACCTGGTGATGGACGATCGGGCGCAGACGCTGCAGGCTTTCGACTACGACGGCCGCCCACTGTGGAAGGTGCCGGCCCTGGCGCGTGGGCAGGGATCGGATACGACATGGGAAGCCAACGGCAGCGACACCCCGCCGGGGCTGTATCTGTGCGGCAAGGTCTACAGGGACCTGGACGCCGCCGGCTACCGGCCCAGCGAGACCGCCGACCGGCGGAGCTATGGCTGGTTCAGCATCGACCTGGAGGGCCTGGAAGGGCAGGAGGGCCCCGGCAGCCGCTGGGGCAGGGATGGAATCATGATCCACGGCGGGGGCAAGGCCTGCGGCTGGCCTGGGGCCTGGGCGCCGCGGCAGACCCTGCACCCCACCCTGGGCTGCATCCGCTGCCACAACGTGGACCTGAGGGATCGGCTGATGCCGCTGATCGACAAGCCGGGCAGGGTATTCGTGAGCGTGTACCAGGAAGTCAAGCGGGCCTAGCCTGGTCCAGTACCGATCCGCAACCCTATGGCCGATCCAATCGTGGCGTCCTGGGTGGTGGCCAGAGTGTCGCCATCGCAGGAGTTCGAGCTGGAGCGGCTGCGGCGCTACCTGGGCCAGCGCGAGGTGAGCCGCGAGCAGCTGGTGGAGCACGCCAACCACTTGGCCCGCCAGGTGATCGTGCAGAGCAACATGATCAACGGCGCCGCGCGCAAGATCGCCGAGCTCGAAATCAAGCTGGCGACGATCGACCCGGTGCAGCCGCCGCCGATGCGACTGCGCGACCAGATCCGCCGCGAGCTGCTGGATCGCCTGGCCCGCCGGCTCAGACGGTCAGCGCCAGCTGGAGCTGCTCTGCAGCCACCAGGTGGGCAGGGCGAGGCGGCGGCGGCGCCGGCGGCCCGTGCAGCAGCTGCTGAGCCGCAGACTCAGCAGCCCGCACCGCCCGCAGCTTGACGCCCAAGCGCCGCGCCACCTGGTGGTGCGTCTGCTCCACGCCGTCATGGGTGCCCCAGAGCATCGACACGATCTGCCGCTGCTGGGCTGTCAGGTGGCAAACCATCAGGGCATCAAGGCGCGCCAAATCATCCGCGGCACCGATCGCCGCCAGCTGCTGATCAGCGCCGCCGACGGTCTGGTCAGGCAGAACGTCCGACCAGGTGGCGTCGCCAGCTTCGCCGCCACCGCGGCGGATCGTGGCATCAAGCGAGAGCGGCCGGCGGGCGGCCAGCATCATGCGCGCGGTGCGCTCGTCGGCCGGGCTGAGCTGGTGGCCGTTGAGCAGCCGCCAGATCAGCAGGCTCGAGCCTGGCTGTAGACGGATCGGCCCCGCGTCACGATCGCCGGCGTTCCCGATCGCCTGGCGGATCCACCAGTAGGCATAGGTGCTGAACTTGTAGCCACGGGCTGGATCGAACTTTTCGACCGCACGCGCCAGGCCGATGGCCCCCTCCTGCAGCAAGTCGATCGGCTCAATCGGAAGGTGGGCGCCGTAGCGGAGCCAGCCACTGTGGACCAGGCGAAGGTTGGCCTCAATCATGCGCCGGCGGGCCCGTTGGCCGCGGCGTTCGATCGGCCGAGGGCATGGCGCCGGGTGCTGCAGCCATGCCTGGACCTGCCGCGCCAGCACCAGCTCCTCGTCGGCCGTGAGCAGCGGAAAGCGGCGCGCGGCCTGAAGCCAATCATCAACGGAGCTCATGGCAGCCGCTCACCCGCCAAGGCCTGCTCAGCCCGAGCCACCGCGCGCAGCCAATCCTGGCGGGAGGACGGCTCCGCCAGCATGGTGTAAAGCTCCGCCGCCACCAGCAGGGCCAAAAGCTCCTCCCGGTAGTCGATCGGGTTGGAGGCCGGCGGCTCCTCCGGCGTGGGCCCGTTGATCATCCGCCCCACCAGGGAATCCCCCAGCGCAGAGTCGGGCATCAGCGCAGCGCGCCAGATCGGATCAGGTGCAGTCACTGGTAGAGCTCCTCATGTGGTTGGAGAAGGTGGCGGGCCCTGGCCCACGGCTCGAGGTCAACGTGGGCCAGGGTGATGGTGCAGCCGTGCCAAATCGAGTGCCGCCCAGCCATCGCCGCCCTGGGCCCCATGGCCCTGGAGACAACCAAGCGGCCCGGGGGGACCTGCCGGCGGAGATACCGGCGGACCCTGGCGAGCAGCGCGGCCTGGGAGACATAGCGGCGGCTCACCGGGACGGCTGGCTGGTGGCCAGCATCAGGCGCAGCCGGCGCTCAGAGCGAACAACCCGCTGGCGGATCCGCTCACGGGTGACGCCGTACTGTTTGCCAATCGCGTCGAGCGTGTGCTGCACACCGTCGATCAGGCCGTAGCGCAGCTGCAGCATGCGGCGATCATCGGCCGGCAGCTGATCAATCAGCGGCGCCAGCTCCTCCATCAAGCCCTGCACCCACATGGTGGTGGGATCGGGGCCTGGTGCAGCCTGCAGCTCGCCCAGGGTGCTGTCGTCTGACACCAGCGCATCCGTGCTGGCGACACGGACCCGCCAGCGGGCAAGGTTCTGGACCTGCTCCACCGTCATGCCCACACGGTCTGCCACTTCAGCCGGCGTCGGCATGCGGCCCAGCTCACGGATCAGATCCTGGCCAGCGTGGTAAAGCCGGCTGGCCTGTTCATCCACGTGGACAGGGAGGCGCACCATCCTGTCGGTGTCGATGATGCCACGCGTGATGGATTGGCGGATCCACCAATAGCAATAGGTGCTGAACTTGTAGCCACGCTCATGGTCGAACTTCCGCACGGCGTGGCATAGCCCAAGGCTGCCGAGCTGCACCAGATCATCCATGGTGGAACTCTGAGTGCGGCCGATGTACTTGCGGGCGATTGTGACCACCAGGCGGAGATTGCAGACGATGATGCGCTGTTCTGCCTTGAGGCCGCGCGCGTGCTCCCGTTTCTCCTGGGGCGTCAGCGGCCGATCGAGCTGCTCGAGCTCCACGGCCCGCTGAACCTGCCGAGAAAGCATGATCTCCTGCTGAGGTGTCAACAGCGGGTAGCGGCCGATCTGGTCGAGATACCGGCCGAAGGAATCGGCCGCCCCCCGAGAGGCGGCCGTGCGACGTTCTACGGTGCGATCCATCATCAAAAATCGTCGTCAGCGCCGGCGCTCTCCTCCGGCAGCTCGATGGCCTGATCGGCCATGTAGGCAGCTTCGGCCGCTGCGACCCACTGCTGATCCGCCGCGGTGGCTGCTGCGATCGTGAGCGGCCCGTAGAAGCCAACCGTCACGCCACGGTGCAGGGCGTCCGCTTCGGCCTGACTGCGCAGCGGCTGACCCTTCGGCGCGCCGTTGGCGTCATAGGCCTGGGCGTTGTCGATCGTGCGCGTGATCACGTCACCCACCTGCAGCTTGCCGCCGCGGTGGTTCTTTTTCGCTTCGATCCACTGGCCGAAGGACTTGCCCTTCAGGATCAGACGGACACGATCGCCAGGGTTTGGGACCGCCACTTCATCGCGGATCCCAGCGGCGGCGGTGGTGCCGGGCATCACGATGGCGTGGATCACCAGCTCCTGGGCCTGGCGGCCGTCGGGTTTGAGCAGCGGAACGTCGGCGCCGGTGGCCTGGTCGCGCTTGCGGCGGCCCCTCTGCTCAGCACGGATCAGGGCCAGCCGGGCGACTTCGCCAAACCGTTGCGCCTTGACAACCGGCGCGCCGGCCCTGGACCCTTCATCGGGAAGCGTGATAGCCATTGGAATGAGTAGAGATAGAGGGAATGGGTGGGACGGAGAGTGTTAGGCCTGAGGCGGGAGCTCGAAAGGCTCGAGCTTCAGGGCCAGCCGTAGGAGGTGGTGAACAGCACCGCTGCGGCTGAGGCCTGGATGCTGGCGCCTGAACTGCTCGAGGGCAGCGGCACAGTCCGCGTGAACTGATGCCACGACGGTGCGGCGCCCGGTGGACGGGTAGCCGTAGGAGAGGATGCGCGCCATCAGCGATACCAGCGCGCGGGGGAAACGGAGCGCGAGGCCATCATCACCGGCACCAGGGCCAGCTGCTCCAGCGGCGGCAACGCGTCAGCGGCTGCGCGGATGCGATCACGTGCCACGGATGGGCAGATGAACTCCAGCGCAGCCGCGCGGCGCAGCGACCAGCAGGGTTCGCCGGCGGTGAGATAGTGGCCGGTGATGGTGTCCATCACCACCCACCTGGTGGTGGTGATCGGCGGCAAGCGGTTGGCAAAGAGGCCGAGCATCAGAGCCCCTCCCCATGGCGCCAGGAATCGAACCAGAGAAGGTGGCGCCACTGGGTGATGCGATCCTTCACGGTCGGCTTGCCGCCGCGTCCCGGCGTGCTGCCGAACTGCGCGGCAAAGGCCGCCACAAACTCGGCTTTCTTGGCCGCCGGCAGCGCGGCGATCTGGTCAAAACAGGACTGGCGATCTTCCGGTGAGAGCGGCAGATCGGGATCGACCGCGCCGAAATCAGGCAGCGGCGCCATGGGCTGCTCAGCAGCTGGAGCGGCCGGCTCGGACTGGGCCTGCTGCTCGAGGATGGCCGCGGCCTGGGCCTGGGCCTGCTCGAAGCTGGTGGCGTCAGTGGGCGCCGCCGCCGGTTCACTGGTGCGCGTGATGATCGGCGACGGATCAACCGGGTGGAGCTCCACCGGCTGATGGTCGGCGGCGATCGGCACCACCGGCGGATGGCCCGGGAAGGTGCCCGGGGCCACTACCTGGACAGGGGCCGGGGGGATGGACGGGGCCTGCTGCGGATTGGCAGAGATAGAAGCGGCCGCCAGCACCGAGAACAGATCGGCGACGCTGGCCTGGACGCGCGCCACGGCCTGCAGGAACTCCTGGGGCGTGGGCGCAGTGGGCGGAGACATAGGCAAGTCTGAAGCGGGACCATCGCCCGCAGCCAGACTATAGCGATCGGTATGGCCCTTTTGTCAACAGCAGACGCGATCCAGCGCAGCCCCACCACCGCCACCACCGCCATGGACCACGCCGCCGCCATCCGCCAGACCATCGCCAACCTGCAGGCCGCCGGCTGGGCCGAGGAGGCCCGCCTGCTCGAGCAGGACCTGGACCGCCTGGGCGCCGCCCCCAGCCTGCCCGATCTGCTGATGGTGCTCGAGGACGCCGAGCGCCTGGCCGACAGCCTGGCCGCCAACGTGTGAACAAATGCAACGCGTGCGCTACCAATGCCGCAACGGATGCGCTACAGTATGGAGGCAACGGGGGGAACCCCACAACCACCGCCAGCCATGACCGCCACCTACGTTCCCGTCACCACCGCCCTTCGCACCCTGGCCGCCGCCGGCCACAAGGTCGAGAAGCTCAGCCGCCGCCAGGCCCAAGCCCTGGGCCGCTGGGATCACCTGTACATCGTGGACGGAGTGCGCTACGACCTGCCCGGCGTGCGCAGCCTGGCCACCAAGGCGGCCGAGCGCGACCTGGCCCGGCCCACCACCGCCACCACCGTCAAGGTGCGCGAGATCGACGCCCTGGCCGACCAGCTGATGGCCGCCGAGCCCGGCCTGATCGTGAGCCGCCGGGGCGAGCGCAACCTGCACGGCCAGGTGGTGTACGCCCTCTGGCGCGAGGGCGAGCACTACAGCAAGATCCGCCGCCTGACCCTCGCCCAGATCCGCCGCCTGGCCGCCGCCTGACCCCCACCAGGCCCCACCCGGGCCCACCAACCCACAACCACCACCACCCCGACAGACCCATGCACTTCACACCAGCCCAAGCCGAAACGATCCTGGACCGCCTGGAACGCGCGACCGATTGCATCCTGGAGGTGCTCACCATTGACGATCCACGCTGGCGAGGGCAGACCGCCCTGGTCAGGCAGACCGCCCACGATCTGGCTTTCAGGCTCTCCACCAAAGGCCGCCTGCCCCTGATGATGAACGAGCTGGAGCGCGAGATCCTGCGCGACGCCATCGAGGGATCCACCTACCTGGCGCAGCTGTGGGGATCCAGCGATCCATCCGAGCGGCTGGCCTATCAGCGCCGGCTGCGCAGCATGAACATCGCCGTGGCGAAGCTGCGCGCGCTGGGCGTCCAGATCCGCGACATTCCGACCTGTTGAACCCCAACCCAACCACTACCGAGACCGCCACCATGTCCACCACCTGCCTGATGGCCTGGGCCCTGGCCCTGCTGCTCCTGCCCCTGCTGGTGCTCGCCTGGGCCACCGAATCCCGCCAGCAGCGCGCCAGACGCTGGCGCCGCGACGGCTGGACCCAGCAGCAGATCGCCGATCACCTGGGCTGCAGCCGTACCACCGTCCGCCGCCTGCTGGCCACATAAAGAAAGAGGGCCCGGTGCCACCCGAGACCCTCGCCGCCACTTCACTGAGACCAGCAACGGGCCAACCACGGCCCAGACCATCCTACAAACCGCAACGCGTGCCAGCTATCAGCAACGCGTGCGATACACTGACCCCAGACCGCCAGCGCCAGCAATGACCAGCCGCCCCGATCCCACCAATGCCGAGCGCAGCCGGCGGTTCCGCCAGCGCCGCAAGGGCATCGAGCCCCCGGCGCCCAAGCTGGCCTGCCCCGCCTGCGGCAAGATCCACACTGGCGCCCGGGGCCTGCTCTGCTGCCGCTGCTGGGAGCGCAAGACCCCCGAGGGCCGAGCGTGGAACGCTGAACGCCGCCGCGCCGCCTACCAGAAGAAACGAGCCGCCGCTGCCAGCTGAGCTCGAGCACCAGGGCCCCAACCGGGGCCCTTTCTGTTTGCATGGTCGCCCGTTGTTGGTGAATCGCGGCATACTCTGCAAACACCACCCCAGCCCGCTGGATGCGCCGCGCCTGGCTCTCCTCACGTGTCTCGTCGGGCCCCCAGGAACGCGGCGGCGGCCACCGCCGGCAGGAGTCACCGCAAGCCATCGCCGCCGCCCGCCGCTGGTGTGAGCGCAACGGCTACCAGCTCCAGCCCGAGCGCCTGCACTTCACCGGCTCCGCCTACAAGGGCCACCACATGCGCCCCGGCGCCCCCCAGCGCGAGTGGCTCGAGCGCGCCATTCGCGGCGAGCTGGGCGATCGGCCCGCCCTGCTGGTGGAGCAGCTGGACCGCCTGACGCGCCAGGCCGGCCACGATGCCGAGGGCGGCCTGGCCGAGCTGCTCTATCGCGCGTTCCCCGCCGGCGTGGTGATCGCCGACCTGGGCGATGGCGTCACCTACAGCAGCGAGGAGTTCGAGCGGAACGATCGCCTGCTGGGCGAGCTGCTCGAGGAGGCGCGCCTGGCGCACCGTGAAAGCGTCAAGAAATCCCGCCGGCTCACCAGCCACTGGCAGCAGGTTCGAGAGGACATGGCCGCCGGCCGGATCGTGCGGCCGCGGCAGCTGGCGCCCTGGTGGATCACCGCCACCAGTGGCAGCTGGCAGCTGAACGAGCACGCCCCCCTCGCCCGCCGGATCTTCGATCTGGCCCTGCTCCACGGCTGCGTGATCACAACCCGGATCCTCAACGCCGAGGAGGTGCCGACACCAGGCCGCAAGCAGGGCCCACGCTGGACGGCCACCTTCGTGAACAACACCGTCCGCAACCCCGCCGCCTGGGGATGCTGCAGCCTGCGGGGCCTGGAGCCCCTGCCAGGGATCTTCCCCCCGCTGATCAGCCGCGAGCAGTTCGATCTGGTGCAGGCTCGCACCAGGCAACGCGCCGGCGACCTATCCAGCCGCGGCCACCGGCTCGAGGTGCGCTGGATCGGTGCCGGGCTGACCCGGTGCGTCTGCGGCTGGGCTGCCGGTCTGGCTGTCACCAGCGGACGCCGCGGCAGAAGCTACCGCTACATCAGCTGCCTCCGATACCGCGACCACGGGAGGGCATGCCCCGCGCGGCTGGTGCCGCTGCCAGCAGCCACCGCCCACCTGCTCACACGGCTGGGCGCCGGCGAGCTGGGCGCCATGCTGACCCGGCCCGACGCTTCCAGCCAACAGGAGGCCCAGGCCGCCGCCCGCCGCGCCCACCAGGCCGTGGAGATCGCCGCCGAGCGGCGCCAGAACGCCGAGGCCGCCGTGCGCGCCGCCGTGCTGCGAGGCCAAGATAACGCCCTGCTGCTGGAGATCGCCAACGAGGCCCGCGCCGCTGAATCCGCCGCCCGTCAGGCTGCAGCCGAGGCCCAGGCCGCGGCGACGGCCGAGGGAACGCCGCCGGCTGGGCCGGTGCAGGACGCCGCCCGGGAGCTGCTCCAGCTGGTGGCCGCCGGCCAGGAAACGGCCGAGCACCGCCGCGCCATCAACCAGGGCATGGCCGACCTGGGCCTGCAGATCACCCTGGACAGCAGCCAGGCCACGGCGATGCTGGGCCTGGCGCTGGGGGACGATCGGCCGACGTGGGAACCGATCGTGCCCCAGCTGGCGCTCGAGATGCTGCAGGACGGCGCCAGCGGCGTCAGCTACTGGCCCGACGAGCTGGGCGCCGACTGGCCGGCGTGAACCGCCACCGCTGACGGGAACCGCCGGCAGACGAGGGCCGCGGCGTGCTCCACGCTGGGCGCCAGGACCCGACACCAGCGCCGCCGATCGCCCGGCAGCTCCACCAGCAGGAGGTGCGAGCTCATGTGGGCTGCTCCTGCCGATCGGCAGACGCATGGCCGCGTCCCGCCGGCTTCCGCCGCTTCCGCTTCGCCTGCTGCTCCTCCGCCACCTGGTCCATGGCAGGGCCCAAGTAGATGGGGCAGTAGGGGAGGCCTGGCGGCTGTGGCAGCGTGCGCAGCCGATCGGCGAGGCGCAGCTGCTCATCGGCCGTGAGGAGCTGCAGCGGATCGATCAGCACCGAATCAGGGCCCAGCGTCCAATCATTCCGCTGGCAGCCGTGCTCCCAGGACTCACCGCCAGGACCGGTGGCGAACAGGCAGGAGGTCGGCCTGCCCTGCTCCACCATGAGCGCCAGCCGCCAGCCGTTGGCCAGGATCGTGGCGACGCCCGCGACCGGCCCTGGCCGTGCGCTGAGCAGATGCAGAGGCGCGCGATCGGCGAGCGCCAGCACCAGGGCCGCGGCGAGATGCTCAGCCGGTGCGCGGCGTGGTTCTGCCGGGCTGAACGGATCGGCTGCCGGCGGAGCTGCTGGCATGGCGTGTTGCTGGAGCTCGCCGACCCTACCAATACCGATCGTTAGTGTGTACCCTCTGGAGGCCCACACGTACACCCTATGGACGCACCGCCCGAGACCCACCGGCTTCTGCCGGTGACGAGCAAGCTGAGCCCACGGCAGATCGACTTCCTGCAGCGCAAGGCCAAAGCCCTGGGCCAATCCCGCTCAGCCACCATCCGCGACCTGGTGGCCGCCGAAATGCTGCGCAGCGGGGCGAGTGGGCTGCTGCAAGCACGGGACCCCTATCTGGAGGTGAGGCTGCCTGGCCTGCCAGATCACGGTGCCACCTTCGCCGAGGGCCAGAAGTACATCAGCCCGGAAGGGATCCAGCTGCAGGTTCTGGTAGTAAGCCCTGAGCTGGTCACGTTCGGAGAGCTCAGAGGTGGGCTAATCCCCGGGGTGCGGCCAGTTTGGGGGCCGGCATCAACCTACCGGCGCGACGACGAGCGCCTGGCGTGCTTCCAGCTGATCAGCGCCAACCAGGGCGAGGAGGTGACGGCATGACGGCGCCCGAATCCAGAAACGTGCATCGCGCGATCGCCGAACTGCGAAGCGAGAGCGACATGGTGGAGAGGTGGCAAAGGACAAGGCGAACAGGCGAAAACCTGGTGGTTGGGGCCAGGGAGCTGGCAGACCTTCAGAAAGCCGCCATCGAGCTTTCCAGCGCGCTGGAAAAGTGGCAGGACTGGAAGGAGGCCCGGCAGCGGGCTGAGCAACGGAGGCCCCAAGCCGCCGACCTGCCCGGCCCGGCTGAGATCGCCTTGTGTGGCGGGCCCTGCGAAACGATCGGCCCTGAAGCCTGCGACTGCCGAGGCCTGAAGCAGACCGTGGAGCGCGCCATTCATGAGGCCAAGCCCGCAAGCGACTACCGGGAAAACCTGAGCAACCAGGCTGATGCGGTGATCCTGGCCGTGGCTGGATGGCTGGAGAGACAAGCCCTGCCCCGGCTATCCAGCGCCTACAGAACCGCCGCCGAAGCGTTACGCGGGGGGATGGAGCAGTGAGCGACCCCTACGTGATCTGCGCAATCTGCGATCAGAGCCGCCTCTGCAGGCTCCACGGCTTCGAGGTGAGCCCGATCACTTCAGCCACTGCCTGGCTGGGCGATCACTGCAGCGAGCCCGGCAAAGCCTGCCGCTTCCGCTACCACCTGGGCCCGATCTTCACCCTGATCGAGCCGGCCACCAGTGACCAGAGCTGATCGGATCGCCGCCGCAATCCGCGGCCGGCGCTTCCCCACCGTGCAGGACGTGCTCCGCTACGACCACCTGCACCAGCCCAACGAGCAGCCGCTGACCAGGCAGGAGGTCTGGCAAGCCCTGCTGCTCGCAGCCTCTCCACCACGACAGCCCAAGCCATGAAGCTGATCACCTACCAACGACCTGAGACGCGGCCCGGCCGGCTACGCGAGAGGCCGCCCGCGTTCTACATCAACGACCGCGGCGGCTGCATCGGCAGGTTTCTCTGGATCAATACGACCCAGAAGCTGCACCCCCAATGGTCCGATCTTCTGTTCCCCCTCTGGGGCTCCTCTCACTGGTTCCGCCCATGAACGCCGAAGCATTGGCCCGCCTGCTGCGCGTCTACGTGCGCGCCAACAGCAGCATGCGCCCCGTACCACCCGAGATCGAGGCCGAGGCCCGCGCCGCACTGGTGAGGGAGCTGCTGCCGTGACCCGCGCCGCCAGGTGCTCGCCCGAGTGCCCACGCCGTCAGGACAACCCCGACGGGTGCCACCAGCGCCAGCTGATCGCCTGCCGCTTCCGCTCTGAGCTCGCCGAGTGGCTCAGCATGCCGGCCCTTCACTACATCTTCACCAGGACGCCAGCGGAGGAGGAGGACCCCGAGACTGGGAACCCCCGCCCCGTGATTCACCAGGAGTTCGAGGCCCTGGCCGCGACCAACCCCCTGGCGGCCTACAACGTGCTGATCCAAGAGGCGCGCGCGTTCTTCGAGGAGCTGCCGGCCCGTGATCGAGAACGGCAGGAGGAGCTCCAGCAGCGGGCCCAGCAGCGCAAGAAACGGCCCACCGACCTGGACAGCCACTACGCCAAGCGCCGCCGCCAGGCCGCACCAGACGCCGCCCAACAGGGCCTGCTGTTCTGACCCCCGCCCATACCACTACCGAGACGCAACAACCGCCACGCCCATGCACTTCGATCGAGAGCAGGTAAAGCAGTACCTGCAGGCCCTGGGCCGCCAGCCCAGCGAGGCCCGCCTACGAGCGTTCTTCCACAGCCACAACCCGCGGAAGCTGCTGGACCCGGCCACCGGCAAGCCCGACCGCGGCGCCAAGGGCCCCCTGTCCACCGACCTGATCCAGAAATGGCAGGCCGAGGGCCGCGGCGTCTACATCGTGGTGAACCCCGGCGGCGACCGGGACGTGGACATCACCGCCGGCGTGGCGCTGTTCCTGGAGTGGGACCACAAGCCGGTGGAGTGGCAGCTGCAGGCCGCCCAGGAGCTCCACCTGCCCCCGCCGTCCCTGCTGGTGCCCACCGGTGGGAAATCGGTCCACAACTACTGGATCCTCAAGGAACCGATCGAGGTCAAGCGGTGGAAGGAGCTCCAAAGTCGCCTGCTGGACTATGCGGACGCCGATCGGAGCCTGAAGAATCCCAGCCGGGTGATGCGCCTGCCCGGCTGCGCCTACATCGACGGCGAGGGCAAGCCCACCGGCCTGGTGCAGATCGCCAGCAACACCGGAGCCCGGTACACCGCTGAGGAGATCGAGGCCCTGCTGCCATCGCCCGAGCAGCAGCAGGTGATCACCATCAGCCGGGGGATCCCCCTGCCAGACCCCCGCCCGATGGACGGGCCCGCCGGCGACACGCTGGAGGAGATCCAAGCCGCCCTGCAGTGCATCCCCCGCCGCGTGCCCGGCAGCAACACTTACGGCGACTACCGGAACATCCTCTGGGGCCTGGTGCGCGCCTGTGAGGAGGCCGGCCACGACCGGGAGACCGCCATCAGCCTGATGGAAGGGCACAGCCCATCCCTGACGTGCGGGTGGGACGTGCGGCAGGTGGCCGAATCCGGCGGCGAGCACATCAAGGCCGGCACCTTCTGGTTTCACGCCCGGCAGTACGGCTGGGAGCCCCCGCGCCGCCGCCCGCCCATCGCCCTGGGCCCTGACGGTGAGGCGATCGCCCCCAACGCGCCAGCAGCACCCCGCCGGCGCGTGGTGACGAGGGAGGAGTGCCGCCACCGGCTCGCCACCGCCCTGGACCACGGCCTGGGCCCGGCTGACCTGGAGCTGCTGATCGGTGAGCTCGCCGACGCGTCAGATCAGCACCCCGCCGCCCTGCGCGCCCTGGTGCTCGCCATCAGGCAGGAGGAGCTCCTGCGGCTCGAGCTCGAGGAGGCTGGCGAGGAGCTGGAGGCCGAGGCCCGCCAGCCTGACGACGAGCTGACCCTGGCGGAGCTGTTCCCGCCCCTGGTGGCCCAGGCCGTCGGCGAGCTGACCCGGCTCCTGCCCTACAACGAGCAGAGCGTGGCGTGCGCCTACCTGGCCGGCGTGGCGGGCCTGCTGAAGATGCCCACCAGCGTGATGGGCCACCCCTCCGCCAACTTCGTGGTGCCCGTCAACGTCTACATGGCCGTGGTGGGGATGAGCGGCCAGAAGAAAACACCACTCGAGCGGCGGATGGTGGCCGACCCCGCCAAGCCGATCATGCTGGACCTGGCCCGCCAGCACGCGCGCGCCATGGCCCAGTGGCGGGAGGACTGCCGCGGCTGCAAACCCGCCGAGCGGCCCCCGCAACCCAGGAGCCTGCGGCTGCAAGTGTCCGACTTCACCGGCGAGGCCCTGACGGCCCAGCTGATGGAGCAGGAGGCCCGGGGGCAGTCGCTGCTGATCCGCCGCGACGAGCTGGCCGGACTGTTCGGCAGCCTCAACCAGTACCGCGGCGGCCGCGGCGGCGACGAGCAGCAGCTGCTCGAGCTGTTCGAGGGCGACGCGCACAGCTCACTGCGCGTCAGCGCCGGCGATCGGGAGTTCCAACGGTGTCAGGTGTCGATCTACGGCTCCATCCAGCCGGCGGTGCTGCTCGAGCTGATGCGCGGCGGCGACAGCGCCGGCAAGTGGGCCCGCTTCATGTTCACTGAGCTGCCACGGCGCGCCGTGCCCCTGCCCCCTGAGCCCACCCAGGCGGAGGAGGCCGCGGCGAAGGATGCCGCCGAAATGCTCGAATTCATCGCCCGCACCGTCTACACCCTGCCCCCCAGGCAGTACCGGCTCAGCCGGCCCGCCATCGCCCGATTCTCAGAGTTTGAGTACGGCCGCCAGCTGATGGTCGGCGACCAGCGCAAGGACGCCCACGGGGCCCTGTTCGGCAAGTCGGCCGGCAAGGTGCTTCGGATCGCTGGCCTGCTGCAGATCGTGTGGGTGGCGGCCGGTTCGCTGGATCCCATGGCCGAGATCGAGCTGCCGATCCTGGAGCTCGCCATCACCCTGGTGGAACGGCTGGACGCCTACGCGTGGAACCTCCACCAGCTGGCCAGTGGGAAACGCCCCGACAACCACGTGGGCAAGCTGATGCGCCGCATCCATGCGATTGCTCAGGCGAATGGAGCCCCCGTGAGCTGGAAGGAGATCCGCACCGCCCTGTCGAGCCGTGAGAAGCGGGAAATGGGCGTTACGGCCCAGCTGGCGACCGAGGCGATGCAGACCCTCGCCAGCCGCGGCCTGGGCGAGATCGCCAGCACCGAGCGCGGGGGCCTGGTCTACACCGCAACCGCTGAACTGCCCTGATCGTGTCCCCCTTGTCCCCCCTTCCCGTCCCCCCTTCACAGACAAGCCCAAGACCGTGAAAAGCACTGCAAACACTAGAAAGAAAGAGAGAAAGACTCCTTTCCCCCTTCCTTACGTGTCCCCCCTTGTCCCCCCCAGCCTGGTGGGGG